CCATCACCGAACTTGGTGAAGATGCGGCGCTCGCCGTTGCGGATGCCCTTGAGTATCCACTTTCGTGTCTGCTGTGGCGTCATAGGCTCGACGGGAATATCCATGCGTAGGGAGGCGGGATGCGGTATTGCTTGGGCTTGCCTCGTCCCTCGCCATAGGTGCGGTAGGCGCTGCGGTGCAGGTGGATGGCACGCACCGTCTGGCAGGGGTTGGTGACAAGGTACCCGGCCTCGGTGAGGATATGGGCCAGCGCGTTGTCGCAGCCTGGCACCCCCATCGCGAAGGGGGCGTCGATGGCATGGCCGTCGCCAAGGACCACCCACGCATCTTGGCTGTCGGAGCGGTGGTAGGGCAGCAGGGTGGTCCCCATGTCCTCGTAGCGTGACAAGGCCCACACCTCGCGCTCATCGAGCCGGTGGGCGTTATCGCGCAGGGTGTGGTCCATGTGGATGTCGCTGTTGGCGATGACATTGACCGCATCGGGGCGGCACAGGGCGAACATCTGGGTGAAGGAGGGCCTGCCGTCGGGGACGGTCACAAGGTCGAAGATGGCATCATTGAGGCACCATGCCACGGACAGCTCCTCCTGCCGCTCTGGTGGTCCATAGAGTTCACGGGGCTGGATGAGGTGGAGCTTCATGGCTTGACGGTTTCAACGTTGAAGCCACGCGCTCTCAGCTCGGCATGGCGGTACTCTTGGACTGGAGAGAGGCGGCCCTTGGGAGCCTTGACCTCCACGAAGCGGACCTCCTTATCCTTGAGCAGCATCAGGTCGGGCATCCCTGCCTTATTGCATTGGATGAGCTTCACGACATAGTAGCCCTGTGCCTCATAGGTCTTGATGAGCTTCGTCTGAAAGTCCTGCTCTGTCATTCGGGCTGTTTTACGTTTCGGGTATCAATGAAGTATTGCCAAGCATCCTCGGCCTCTTCCATTGTGTCGAACCCTTGGTGTGAGGCTGCGACATACCCATCTACTTGCTCCTTGCAGTCCGGCCAATTGGTGTAGACACCGGGTACTCGCCCAATGTAGACCACATAGCCTCCCTTGTTTTTCATCGCGTCTTTTTGATTGTGATGCTCTGTGTGATGCGATTGAACAGATCGCCCATATCAGGCTCAGCCACAGATTTGATAGGATTAGCCCATTCATCGTCGGGAGCAGAATACACGACATATCCGCTCTGGGTAATACTTCCGCTCGCTTCTTTTTTCCAGTTCTTGGAATCGCTGATATAGATCAGCTTACCATGCGGGGTAACTGCGAACACCCCGTCCTTTAGTGCTTGAGGCTTCTTCTTCATGTTAGAGTTCGTGTTTGTCATGCTTGTAGTGGGTCGTGGTGTAGTCCTGTTTCTCCTTGACCAGCTTATAGATGCGTGGCTCAATAGACCGCTCGGCGAAGAGCCAATGCACCACGGGCGGTGTCGTGCGGCCAAGGTAGGAAGCGCGGTCCCTACCTTGCAAATAGGAGAGGGAAGAATGGTCGATGGAAAAGAACACCAGGTCATCGGCTGTGGATAGGTTGACGCCCTCCCTGCTGCTCTGGACCTGCCCGATGTAGACCGCGTCCGGCGTGCTGTTGAACACCTCCGGGCTGTCGGTCCAGCGGCCATCGAACGCGGCCTTGAGCATGTCCCCTTCCGCCTTGAACTTGTAAAGAATTGCGGTCTTTTTTTTACAAAGGTGCTCCCTAATGTAAAGAACCTTGCTATTGTCGAATATCACCGGGCCGTGGCCCTCGGTGATGACGGTCCCGCTGTAGATCTGGTGGAGCTTGCTCATCTGCTTCACCGCGGTATCGGCCAGCACCACTCTGCGTCCCGGCTTGCCGATGACGCCGTCCTTCATGATGCGCCTCGCCATCCGATAGGTGCGCTCCCTCATCGGCACGCGGTGGACCTTCTCCACAATCTGCGTCTCGAACCCTGCCTGTTCCTGTGTGATGGTGACGGTCAGCGGCTCGATGTCATGCAGGACCATCGCCTCCTTCGCGTCGCTGTAGTCCTTGACCACCGTGCCGGTCCCCACGCGCTTGTCCTTGACGTTGACAAAGACATCGGCCCATCGGTAGAAGTTGCGGTAGTCTGCCCATGGCATACGACCCAGCGCGAACTGGTGGTATAGCTGGCTATAGGACTCCGGCGATGGTGTGCCGCTCATCAGTAGGACCATCGCGTAGTGGAGTTGCCGGAGGTCTTTGAACCGCTTGGATGGCTTGGGGTAGGCACCGACGCCGTGGGCCTCATCCACGATGACCATGTGCCACGATGTCCCCTTGAGCTTGGGGAGCTGCTCGTAGTTGGTGACCGTGGCATTGACACCGATGGCCTCGGCATCCTTGATTATGGAGGCGATGGCCTTCTTCTTGGTCACCACCAGCACCGATGTGACCTCCAGCAGGCGGGCCGTCTCGAAGGCGGTGAGCGTCTTTCCTGTGCGGACCTCGCCCCGCAGGTATGCTATGCGGTTGCGGACGAGGATGGACCGCAGCCTGTGCGCGGCCTCATTCTGATAGGGTCTGAGGGTGATCATCGTTCGCGTTCTATGATGTTGGCAGCCCAGTTCTCCGCATGCCGCATGGCTTCGGCTATATCATTGCTCCACACTGATCCGCTGCCTATGCACTTTCCACCACGGCTAACTTCCCATCGGCCAGTCTCCCAGACGTGGCATGCAAGGTGTCCATACTTTGTCTCTGCGGTGATTACCCAGCGGCCCGATGGCATCTGTGTCCAGCCTTGTCTCATGGCTTCAGCAGTTTAGTGATGTCGTCATTGGTGAGCGGAGCCAGGTCGGCCTTGATCATGCGGTCGATGGACATGCGGTAGAGCTTGGACAGGGCCAGCAGCATGGTGATGTTCGGCTCTGCCTGTCCTCCCTCCCATCCATTATAGCGGGAGCGCATGACACCAAGCGCCTCGGCAGCTTGTATCTGGGTGAGCTGGTAGTACTTGCGCAGCCGAGGGAGGTTGCTTCGTAGGTTGTTCATGGCCGTGCGCTGTGTTCAAAGCGTGCTATCTGAGCCTTAAGTAGTGCGCTCTTGAAAGGCTCCTCATCTTTCATACATCCGACACCCCAATAAATGCCCCACTCGTCAGATCTGCCCATAACTAAATCCCTGAATGGAATGTCTCCCAAGCCATTCTGTGGTTTAGATATCGTTATGCTCCCATCGCCTTCCTTGGTTATAGTGGTGGCAAGTGTGGTGTCTGGGGTTCCAACAAACAAGCACAGGTCTTTGCCAGACTGAAGCACAAGCCTTTTCATCTTTTCCATGTCGTCATTGGAAATGTCGGCATTCCCTTTGACCTCTCCATACATCTTATGCTTGGGGAACCAGAAGTCAGGAAGGTAGAACACCCCGTCGCCAAGGTCATAGCCTTCTTTTTCATATTCCCATTCTACACCTAACGCATCGAAGTACACGGCCCAACGAGCCTCGGTCCTTGACCGGAAGTAATTCCCCTTGTAAAGTGTGTTGATTGCTTTCATGGTCAAAATGGTGCTTCCTCCGTTACTAATGTTGCTCCTTTGTCAGCCTTGTCGTCGGCGTACAGGGTCCATCGGTCCCCCGCCTGGTCCTTGCCCTCCTCTATGGTGTACCCCTTGTACTCTCCCCAGATGGTCATCCATTGGGTGAACTTCTTCTGGCTGATGCCATGCGGCTTGGCCTTCGGCTCATAATCCGGGTACTCCCGTATGAACTCCGCGAACCGGTTGGAGCGAACAAGGCGGATGCCCACCTCAAGGTTGCCCTCCTCTGCCCATTGCCAGAACTCATGGCTGGTCTCCTTGATCAGCTTCCGCACGTTGAGGTTGTGGAAGGCGGACTGCACCAGTCCGGTGCGCAGATAGTCGCGCAGGCAGGTGATCATATAGCGATCAAAGCAAGCCCATTGATGGTCGTCCCATTCATCGAACAGCATACAGCCGAACTCATCCAGAGGCGTGTGCTTGGCGCTGAAGAAGCTGGACAGCTCGACCTCCCACTTGCGGCGCTCAAAAGAGCCACC